TGTATTGTAAATGTAGTTTTCATTAGCTTCGTTTAAGTTAAGACTAAAGTTAACAGTCAGATCCATAAATGTTTGACCTGGCATACTTGCAAATGAACGGTCAGCAAATTTATATTTCTGTCCTATTGCATCTACAGCAGGGTTTAAGTTATTTAAACCTCCGATAGTTTTAACTTGCTCCAAGATTAAACCCGTATCATCTCCTAGTGGTGAAAATACAGTCACCTCGAATAGGTTAGGCTGAATAGGTTCGTACCTTTGGCTACTGGCCCTTGATTGGGTATAATGTGGTAGTGGCATAGTTTATTTTATTTTTTTTATATATTCTTATTTAGTTTCCTCTTATTGGAAGTTTCCTGATGCAATTGCACCTGTCTTAAGAATTGTAGTTCTCTGTACGAGAATTTCCATTCCTCTTACTGGTTCAATATAAGTATCTAGGATACCGACATTTTGATCAATAACTTCTGGAGTATTATTAGTTTCATCCATCACGTTTTTGTAATCGTAAACACCATCATCGTTTTGAACAGTTGCTAAGAAATTATCAGCAAGTGTTTTAATCTCCAATCTTGTTTGCGCCGTATTAAATTCGAATAGATAGTTTTTCAGAATTGCTTCAATACCATCTTGGATGTAAATTACAACCTCTCTACAGTTAATAGAACTTAATGCAGATTTTGTAGTCTGCTGTGCAGTTTTATTTGCAAAGATTGTTGGCCCAGTTCCACTTTGGAATACAATTGGATTTAATCCAAATGGTTCTAAGTATTCTCTGTCCTCTTTTCCAAGATTAACTTCTAATCCTACAACTCCTGCTCCACCTACAACACCTCTACGAACTCCGGCAACTAATGACCACGGTAAAGCGTTTTCATATTTTGCAATAAAGTTATTTGAAACGTATGCAGCTGGTACAACATTTATATTTCTACCTAAATCCCTAACAGTAATGAAAGGATAATAGAATGCTCCCCAACTCGCACCTTGGGTTTGAGATGGTAATGAGTATCTAACAGTAGGATTTAATGCAAGATCACCACCAGTAGAAATAAATCTAGATGATAAACTTCCAGTAAGATCTTTAAATGATGGATCAAGATTACGTTTAAAATCTTTAGCCGATGGAGCATTTAATATTGCGAATGCATTCTTTCTAGTAGAAGCTAACACTGTGTATATCGCTTTAGATCCACTTTCAATACCGTTTCCGAATGTATCTACAATATATCTAAAGTTAATTACATCTCTATCAGTTAATGCTTTAAATAAATTAGTTCCATTTAAGGTACCGTTTAAGATTTCAACTTGTCTATCATTAGTTCCGTTAGGTACATGTCTTGTGCTATCTAATTTAAAACCATCTAAGGTAAATACATTTAGATAATCAATCCATCTATCAATTGGAAAATATAATTCAACTTTTGTTATTCCGCCAGCGGCATAAGTATCTATTTCACTTTGACAAGTTACTAACAGTGCAGTTTTCCCAACAGGGATAGTGCTAAATTCAGCGTTAGTTAATCCACCCTGAACAGCATTTATTCTTGTTAACCTTGAATGTGGTATATTAACAGTTCCTTCAAAATGTACTAAGTAATTTCCTACTTTAACTGTAGATGCATCAGGATCATCAGATGATATTAATACTTGGTTAGGCTTTAAACCTGTTTCAGTTAATGAATCAGATATAATATCTATAGATCTGTTCATTGCACCTTTAAGTGTTTGTATTCCAAATACACCGAATGGATATGCAACAGCATCAGAACTTAAAAACTGTCCATCAACTCCACCTAAATTAAATTGTCCGTGTGGTGTAACGTTATTAAAATCATCTTCCTCATAAGGTGTTACAGCAACGGATGGTAAATAATAATTTGGATCCGATATAGGAATAATTGTTCCAGGTACTGTTGGGTTAGCAGTATGAATAGCAGGATAACTAACAGAATTAAATACTAAGTAAGATGTATACTGAGTTGTTATACCTCCTAATGTTATTTCATATACTGCCTCATCACCATCAGTAAGAGTACCATTTGTGAATTGGCTATATAATATAGAACCATATCCACCTATGATATTTGAACTTGCATTATCATTATCTGGTACTTGGTCAGTAACAAATCCAAAATCA